GCGAAAGAGACATATGCCCGCCTTGCAGCAAAAGCAGAGAAGCAAGGCCGGAAATTCACCAAAGAACAGTACGCGCAAGCGTATTTTGAGTAAGGAGACAAGGAAGATGGCCAGAAAGGAAAGAACCACAAGGGTTGCATTCGGTGTTCCTCGTTTGAAGATGAACCTGGATGCCAAGACGGAAGCACGGTTAAAAAAGGAAGGTGTTGTTCCGCGCTGGATCAACGACGAAGACCACGGCCAGCGGTTGAAGAACGCAATTGACGGCGGCTATGAGTTCGTCAACGCGGACGGGACAGAAGAAGTGGGAACCACAAAGGAAGTTCAGGACAGGGACAGGCGCATCAGGAAGCTGGTGGGGGCCAACAAGGATGGCTCCGCGAAGTATGCTTATCTGATGGCAATTCCAAGGGAGTATTACGACGAAGACCAGGCGAAGAAAGAAGCGACAAACCGCATGGTTGACGATGCAATCCGTGGGGGCAGCCCTGGCGGACTTAAACCGCATGGGATCGCGCCTGATAAGGGCGGAACCTATGTCAAAACCGTTGATTACACGCCCTAGGGCGTAAGGAGTTCATATGCCAAATAGCGCAGCAGCCTTTGGGTTGCGACCCGTTAAAAACCGCGATGGAAGCGCATGGAATGGCGCAACCATCCCTATGTACGTAAGCGCGTCTTACGCAACCGCCATGTATATTGGCGAACCCGTTCTTCTCTCCCCGACTTTGGCGGAAAAGGACGCAACCGGCAAGAAATTGACCATTAACGCCTCTGCTGGCACCGATGCCACTATTATCTTTGGTGTTATCACCAGCTTTGAGCCGTTGGTCACCGACCTGACCAAGATTTACAACCCGGCCAGCACTGAGCGTATTGCGAATGTGTGTCTGGCCAAGGACGCCATTTTTGAGGTACGCGGCTCCGGTACTGCGCTGACCAGTGTATGCCCCGGCCAGAATGCCGTATTGACTGGCTCCGGTGGTTCTACTGTGACAGGCCTTTCTTCCAAGTACCTGGCGGAAAGTGGCACGGTCCCTGCAGCAGACCAGAGCTACCCTCTCTTTATCCTTGGTCTCAAGGATGTAGAGGACAACACCCTCGGCGCAAATGCTGTGTACGAGGTTCTTATCAACACCGCCGAGAACGCCACGGGTGCAATCCTGGGCGTGACCGCTTCTTAATAGGGTGACGCTATGGTTATGAGCACTGGTTCGCATCCCAAGGATTTGTGGCCGGGAATTAAGGCCCACTTTGGACATACTTACGACGAGCACGCAGAGGAGTTTTCTCAGATTTTCGACGTGCAGACCTCCGACAAGAGCTTTGAAGAGCGTATTCAGTACAAGGGCCTCGGCCTCGCCCCCGTGAAAGCGCAGGGTGCCTCTATCTCTTTTGAGGACACTCAGCAGGGCTATATCAGCCGGATTAACAACATTACCTATGCTATCGGCGGCATCGTGACCCGTGAAGCAATCGAGGATGGGCAGTACGAGAGCGTTGCCACTCGGCTTTCTGGCCATATCGCTTTCTCTATCCGGCAGACGGAAGAGAACGTGTGCGCTAACATCCTGAACCGCTTCACCACTTCCGGGTATAACGGCGGGGATGGGGTTGTACTTGGCTCCACCGCGCACCCGGAGGCCACCGGCAATCATAGCAACATCCTTTCCGTGGCTGCTGATCTTTCTGAGGCATCCCTTGAGGACATGCTGATTCAGATTATGAATGCCACTGACTCCAAGGGGCTGAAAATCTCCCTTATCGGTAAGAAACTGATTGTTCCCCCGGCCTTGGCCTTTGAGGCAACCCGCATTGTTAAAAGCCAGCTCCAGAGCAACACGGCCAACAACGATATTAACGCCCTGAAAGCAATGGGCATGCTGCCTGATGGTATCGTTACCTGCCATTACCTGACTGACACCGATGCATGGTTTGTGAAGACCAACGCAGTTGAAGGCCTAATCAAGCAGGATCGCCGGTCTGTAGAGTTCGCCAAGGACAACGACTTCGACACCGAAAACGCCAAGATGAAAGGCTCAATCCGGTTCGGTGCTGGTTGGGCAGATTGGCGCGGCGTGTTCGGCTCTGCTGGCGCATGATGAAAAAGAAAGGTAAGGGCGGCAAGGGCTGCTAACCTACAATCTGGGCGGGGTGGAATATCCCCGCCTGCTTCCACTCAGGAGGTGGATTAAATGGCATTAACTAATTTTCCCAACGGCATTTCTTCTTTCGGTGTTCCCTTGATGGGCGGCGGCGGTATCCCTGCTGTAGCTGGCAATGTGATTTTCGTTGACTATGGGGCAGGCGACGATGGGCGCAGCATCAAGAGCAATAGCGCCGCTCGTCCGTTCAAGACCATTGATAAGGCCTACAGCCTTGCTACCACAAACAAGGATGACTTGATTGTGTTGATGGGTAACAGCACTCACACGCTTACGGAAATGCTCGATATTTCCAAGAATCGTGTTCATTTCGTCGGCATGGATGGCTCGATGCGGATGTATGGCCAGAACGCCAAGGTTTCCCTTGGGGTGACCACGGCTGCAACCGACATTGCCACCATCCAGAATACCGGCGTTCGCAACTCGTTCAGTAATATCAAATTTCTGAACAGCAATACCGTTACCGAGGGCATCTATTGCGTAGCAGAGGGCGGAGAATACACCGTCTATGACCACTGCGAGATTTACAAGGATACCGACTTGGACGAGACTACAGCAGCTGAAATGCTGCACAACGGCGATTCGGTGCAGATGTTCAACTGTACCATCGGTAGCCTTGCAAACATCGTGGCGGACAACGTAATCCGCCCATGTGTGAAGGTAACGGCAACCCTTTCCGGCAAGAAGTTCAGGGATGGATACTTTGAAAACTGTATGTTCTGGCGCAAAGCTGGCGGCACTGAAACCATGATGATATATGGCGCAAACGCAACCGATGTTGAGCGGATGCTTTTGGCGAAGAATTGCACCTTTGTAAATAGCACCCTTGCTGCTGCTGACCCTGCTCATGCGGTAGGTTTTGCGGCGGCTCAGACTGAAGGTGTTGTCTTGCTCCAAGACTGTGCGTCTGTCAATTGCACCGTTATGGCAGAGGCGGCAGTCGGAATCTATGTCGCCGGTGCTGTCCCGACCTTCGCCACAACCGGAGTTGCTGTAGCTGCTTAATAACCCAGGGGGTGATTCGTCACCCCTTATTTTAAAGGTGCCATATGCCTCTGTACAAATGTGAAAAATGTTCCGCCACAGATGATGAGGCGGTGCCGTGTTTGACATGCGGGAGAATGCTCCTTCCTGTTCTCGAAGAAAGGCCAGAAAAAAGAGTTGTGCCGGCGAAAGGCAAGAAGGGGGCAAAAAATGCGGCCTAAACAATTCGATATTGATCCGGCAAACGTAAGCCTTACCGGATTTCGCAGCAACGCAACAGGGGTTGACTTTGCGCTGACCGCGACTGATTCCGGTGACGGGCTGGCGCATCGTGTGAGTGTGCGCAACGATTCCGCAACAGACCATAGTGCTAAAACCCTTATTCTTGTGGGCACTGACCCTGACGGAAAAGCACAGACGGAAACCATTGCGGCCCCCGACACATCGGCAACGGTTGAATCTTCTGGATATTACCTCACCCTTACCAGCGTAACTCCCTCCGCCACCATCGGAGCTGATACGTTCGATATTGGGTGGGTGGACGAGGTGGCAACTCAAACCATCCCCGTTGATGCGCGGTCTTCTGTCTCTGCCACGGTGGCGATAGACGTAACCGGGACAATCAACTACACGGTGCAAGAAACATTTTCTGATATTCAGGGTGGAGTTGCAGCGCATTGGTTGCCTATTTCCGCCCTGGCATCAAAAACCGCCGATCTGACCTCTAGCGCATCGCTTGGTTCTCGGGCTATCAGGCTTGTTGTTAATAGCTACACCGACACCGCTGAGATTCAGATGTTTGTTGCTCATCCGGTGGCAGGGTGAGAGAGACCTCTCCCAATAGCGGGGGCACTTATCGTCCTGGCGACAATAGGGCGGTTTGCGATGAATGCGGCCTTGTTTATTTACGCTCTGAAATGCTTATCCGGTGGGACAAAGCCCTTGTTTGCCGGAAAGATTGGGAGCCTCGCCACCCGCAAGATTTTGTGCGCAGTAAGGCTGACAAGATCGCGGTGAAGAACGCACGGCCCGATTATTTCGCAGCCACGCTATACGATGACGCGGAAGATTCTACGGGGTGGACTGTTGGGGCCGGATGGGCGCAAAATATTGAAAAGTTCGACCACGCCACCGGAAGCGCAGCCCTTGACCGGGCAATTACAGGGCTTTCTGTTGGAACACAGTACCTTGTCCAGGCTGATATTGTACGGGATGGCGGGACACTGGCCATTTCGCTTGTGACGGCAACAGGAGAATCAGGAGATATTTCAGTAA